TTGGCGGCATTATAGGAGGCACGCCCCTTGGCGTTGAGTCCACCCTTTGGGTTCTTACCTTCCTTACGTTGCCATGCTGGGGTCTTCGCCATTACGCGATCCTCTCAGTCACAAGAATAGCTGATGGGATATCAGGAGCAATGGCTCCTGCAGCAGTGTAGTCAAGGGTAACGGCTACGTTCTCCGGTAGCCACATAACTTCAACGTATTGCGTCGCAGTGACTGGTACATATACGACAACCTGAAAGAAAGCCTTACCGCCGTCTGAAAGTTTCGGGATTGTCAGCACCGTGGCAGAACGCGCAATACTACTTCCGTTCAGGGCAAACCAGACCGTCACATCGTGATCGCTACTATCCGAATTACTAAACTGCAAACTCGGTGCAATCATGTACGTGCCAGTGGTATCAAATGTAACACGCGAGTTACTTGCAACAGAAACCCCCGCGCCGGTAATCTCGTTCGTCCGGAATAAGACAGCAGTCGCAGCCGACACACTTCCTGTCTGGTCCTGAACATCCGAGAACATACCGTACTTGCGCTCTGAAATTGAGCTAAATGGGACTGTTACACCCGTGATCGAACCACCCGTGATCGCGACATTGTTCGCCGCTTGAGTCGACATCGTGCCGAGGCCGAGGTTTGTACGGGCTGTCGCAGCGTCAGACGCACCCGTACCACCATCAGCAACCGCCAAATCGGTGATACCCGAAACAGAACCACTTGTGATCGCAACATTGTTTATCTGGACAGTGCCAGCCGTTGCGGATATCTGACCGCCCTGTAGTCTGATATTGCCAACAGACAGCGAATCGACGCCGAGTCGGAGCGCAGTCGCCACTCCGTTACCGCTATATACAGGTTTCTCAGTCGCATCCGGTCCCCCATCAATATGGAGAAGCTGCGAATAGGTGACGTTGATCTTACTGGCGGTAAGGTTAATCGGCATGGGAGCATCCTAGAAAGGAGATAGGGGCCGTAGCCCCTATCTTACGACGCCATAACAACCCAGTTGGTACCGTCGCTAACCAACATAGCCCAAGCGCCAGCGCTCGCAGCGAGGATCGCCGTACCTGCCGTATTGGAGTTGATAGGCTTTACATTACTCGACCCCGACACAACGGTCTGCGCCGCAATCGTCTTCACCCACAGCACACGCCCGGACCAAAGCGACGCTGAAGGAAGCGTAACCGTGATAGAACCGGAACCGTTAAAGATTAGCGACGAGTCGGAATCTACAACCGTATACGCAGCCGTCTTAATCGTCGGAGCAGCAATCGCAAGGTTATCAACCTTCGCAACTACGGCCCTGAGATTAGACTGCGTAATCCCCTGATGAACAGCCATCGTGACCTCCTATGAGAAAGTAGGGGCCGAAGCCCCTACTATTAACCGCAGTTGGCCACAATAGCCCACGCCTTTACCACAGCATTGGCCGGAACCGCCGTGTTAAGAAGCAGGTCAATGGTGTCGGCAGTCTTGATAACCGTGGGGTTAGCGAGATTGTCCGAGTCCATCGCGACAGCGTTCGAGGCAAAGTCGTCGCAGTAGACGTTCGCCGCAGCCGGAGTGCCACCCGTGTAACCGAAGTCAAACGTGGCGGTCGTGTTGGTCGTTTCCGCCGTCACGACATTGAGTCCGGCAGCAAGCACAACCGAGTACGCCGGGAGGTTGATAACCTGAAGCGTATCGGTCGCCGCAAGCGCAGTAGCGCCAGCCGCAGAACGAGCAGCAACGATCTTGGCAAAATCAAGCGTGACCTCGATCTTGCTGATCGGCTGATTCGCAGCCGGGAAAGCCGCCGTGCCTTTATAGAACCCAAGGGAGTCAGTATAAGCAGCCATTGTGGTTTCTCCTCTTAGGCGAACTTAACGTAGGCGGTCGTCAGAGCTTCCGGTTTCACAACCTTATAGCCATAGACCTGCAGGCCACGGATGATGTCACCGAACGTCGTTTCCGCACGGATCGTTTCCATCTCCGTCATCTGCGACGCAAAGGTAAGGCCCATCTTGGTGCCAGCGATGATGTTCGTCGCCGTGTCAGCAAGAGTGTACTTGAGATTGTGCGACACGTAGACCGTGAAGCGATCAATCATACCAAGGCGACCGTTGCGAACCGGGGAGAGCGAGTCGCCCGTGAGCGAAGCGTCCTTCAGTTCCGACTTCTTGATCAGACCAGCCATACGCGCCGGGATGACGAGGAAGCGGTTCTGCTCAGGACAGTTGGCCTCATCAAGGACCGTGCCCATGTCAACGATCAGATCGATGACCGAAGTCGTGCCACCAGCACCGTCCTTCGTAACCGTCAGCGGCGAACTGGTCGTGCCGAGGTTGAACGCGCCGGACTGCTCACCAGCCGCCGTACCCTTGTTGGTAGAGGCGATACCGGTCAGCATATCCGTGAGGACGCGCTGGTCGATCTTGATCTTCATCTGCTCGGACGCGTCTTTCGACCATATATCCATGAGCTTGATGTCCGACTGGACCTTGTCAACATCGTCTTCGACGCAGGCAAAGTACTCGCCCTTGTCGATGAGAAGCTGCAGTTTCGGCTTGTCAGGGTTCTCAACAACGAGCGTCTGCCCCTTGACGTAATCGCGGATCGTGATGTTGGGCTGCGTACGGATGTTAACCGTATCGCCCTGACCCTTGATCTCACCCTCATAGTCCGTGTTGGCGATAGCCGCCAGCACAGTCGCGTCGTAGAAATTTTCGATCAGTTTGCCCGACCAGATTTCGGGGATAAAATTACCCGAATAGTCCGGACGGCCTGCAGAGACAGGAAATGCCATAGCTTAGCTCCACTTAACCATTGGCGACAATGCGATTCTCCCGCTGCGCGGAAAAGATATCGCGTTCGATCCGGTCGCGCTCAGCTTCTTTCCCCCGATAAACGCCCTTGCGTACGTCATCAAAGAACTTTTGAATGTCCTTTGGTGAGTAAGTTTTGGACTGGTCCTTGGACGGAGCGCCGCCTCCACGGCTGCGACCCGGCGCGACCTGCCTATCGAGTTCAGACGCTGCTGCGTCCCGAGGTGATTGAGCAACAGAGTGACCTGCGTTGCCCTGCCAAGTAGTGAAGAAACTTGCTACGCGACGGGTATCAAGATTGCGCTGGGCGTCTTCAAGATAGGTTTGCCGGGACATGCCCGTCAGCGGGTCCACTTCCATGAGCCAGTTCAGGAAGTTCTGATCTGCGTTGATATCCCTCCAGTTAGGGACAATAGCAGTCAGTTCTGACCAGAACATTTGTTCCGAAGATACAGCCTGTTTGTGAGCGACCTGTTCCATACGAGGAATAACGCTGGTCTGCATCTGACGAATCATCTGCTCCAGTTCGGCAATGCGATTATCGCGAGCCGACAGTGACTCCTCCGTCACGCGTCGCATGACTTCAATGGAATCACCGTATTCTTCGATATCTTTATCAGTCACAAGTTTAGTCGCCGTCTGCTGCGGCTTTCCAGCCGGTACAGACAGTGACGCCAGAAGCTGTTCTAGCTGAACAATACGCTGATTTATCTGCTGATTCTCAGCCCGAAGCCGGGTTGTATCAGCATTGTACATACCTTGAAGGGTCTTGTACCGCTTCTCGAAGGTCTCTTCTCCCTTGGGGTCCACATGCCTTTGCTCGTTAGACGTGGACTCAGGGGCAGTATTCCCGACACTGTCGGCCTGCTCAGAACCAGATGCACCAACACCTTCCTGTTCCGTAGCGGCAGCGCCTTCTACGGTTTCGGACTGGGTATCGGCCTGCGCATAGTGCTTTGCAATAGCCTCAGACTGGCGACGAACCTGCTCGGGTAAGGTCATTAGAACGCTCCTCTCGGTGTGCGTGGTAAGTGGCTAGCTATCTCTTCCGAGATTCTGCTGCCAAATCAGGGGCATCTTGTAACAGTTTATTCATCTCTGTCAACACTTGGCAGCGCCCTTGGGCCAAAGATGTTGACGATCCAACATACGGAAGCTGCTCTAGCTCCCGCCGGTACCAGTCGTTCATCCACTGGACGACGGCTGGATGCTGACGGGCGATAGTGCCCCACTGCTGGACGATCTCGGGAGGCGGACGTACCATTTAGCCTCCCTGCGGGCGCGCTGTCGCGGCCTGCATACCACCGGCAGGGTTCCCTGCCTGATCAAGTGTCGCGCCCTGCGGCTGCTGTGCCTGCGCTGCAGCCTGAACGCGCCCGACATAACCCAGTTTCTCACGAGACGGGACAATCTCATCAACCGGCATCTGAAGCCCCTTGGCGATTTCGCGCAAGATCGCTGCGCGGCCGTCCGGACCGATGATGCCCATATCCATTTCATTCGCAGTAGCGTTGAGAAACTCAACACGACGCATGTTGACCGTCTCTTTAACCGCCAGATTGACCGCTCCGCGCGGAATAACCTGCGCGTCGCCCTTGATCGACTCGTCGGGGTCGTATCTCATATTATATACGAACTGACGTTCGACAATGGGCATGGTTATGTCGTTATCGATGTGCATAACCACCTGACGGATGCCCTTACCGGCTGAACCCATGAGCATGGACAGGCCAGATGCGGTCCTTCCAGCGCCTTTAACGTCTACATCCCCGTAAATATACGATGGAATGCCCGAATGATCGTCGGCAAGGCGACTAAAACGCTCATAGACAGCCATAAGAGTGTTAGCATTATCGTTTGGCTGGTTGAAACGTACCGCAGGAGCCGACGAACCCAGTGGATCATTGAGAACTTGCCAGATTTTCCAAGGATGAAGCTGTGTAATGTCTTCGTTCGGCGGGATTCGCTCCAGATTCACCTCGACTTGGGGTCCTGAAGCGATACTCATGTTGTTCACGAGGGCTCGCGCCGCCGCATTACAGATATTCTGCAGGTCTTCGATGATCTCAGGGATGCCGCGACCCCAGAAAGACCCCGGAGTTTTGATAAATGAGGTCTTTGCATAGGGTTTTTCACCCAACGGGTCGTAGTTCAGCACCGCTTTGATGACATAATTGCCCACTAGCCAGACATTCGCGTCATATTCGCGAGCTTCGTCCGGCACTTCCTCGGCCGTCATCCCCCACTCACGGAGCATTTTACCGCTGATCTTGCCCCAAAACTCCAGTGCGTCGAACATATCGGTCGGGCGCATCTCAGTATAGAACTTGCGTTCCTCTTCCTCACGCTCTGTCTCTACAGTTTCCGCCACCCATGTCTGGCCGGGACCTTCATCCAGCACCTTGCGGACAGCCTGATCGTCGTAACCCGGCACGCCAATGAGATCAGCCAGCGACATACGGCTGAGTTTATGATGCTCGAACAGGTACCCGTCGCTGATCCGGGTAATCCCCGGCTCCGGGTAGATGTTAAACGGACTTACCCGTTCAAACTCCGGAGCAAGTCTTTCACCTGCTTCGACGATAGTACGCCCATCCGGGCTCTTTGCCCACGATAGATGGCGCTGACGACGTACGATTGGACCTTTAACGAAAGCGCAAGGGAAAGTAACCAGATCAGTAATAAACTCATTGAATGCCTCCGGCCAGCCACCTTGGACAAACTGATCTTCGATCTTGACTTTCATTTTGTCAACACGCATCTGGGCAGCCTGAAGCGTGCGGAATCGCAGTTCCTGCGAGACGACTTCCTTGAGTTCCAGCATCTCGCTTTTGGTCGGAGCCATGCCGGTGTTCTGGATGATCTGGACGACCTGTTCCGCGAAGGCTTCCTGAAGTTCGGCGCTATCGTCAGGAGACAAGTCGGGAATCGGAGTGGGTGCCATATCCCACGGTGGCGATCCGGTATCCAGCAGGATATCCCGAAGCCAGCTTTCAGCCGCACGGCACTTGACTTCCGTCAGCATCATGAAGACTTCGGAACCACCTTGCTGGCGAATTGCCGTAAGTTTATCCGCCTCATACTCGCCATTGCGCTGGCGCATGGCTTTAAGCATGATGTCATTTATCGGTTCGCGCGCGATGCGCGCAGCATCCCAGCACTCCTTGAGATAGGCTGAGATACCCAGCATAACAGAACTTTGCTGGCGAGCCTGAAGCTCCCGGTCCATACGTTCCTGTTCAGCCCGGTCAAGCTGCTCATTACTAACGACCCGAAGAAGCGTCAAGCCCGCCATCTCTTGCTATTCCTGTTTACGCAGCCACCGGCTCAATCGGCGTCACAGCATTGGCCGCAGCCTCCGCAGCGCGCGCCTTTTCCCACGCCACCGTGGACGACAGCAGGCTTGTCAGCGTCGCGCGGGCGTAGTTGGTCGCAGCCTCTTCAGGCGTTGCCGGGCGTGTAACCCACTGCTGTACGGCCATTGTCGGCCTGTCCGCTTCCGTCTCGTCTTCGCCCGGCGACCACGACGGGTCAGGGACCGTAGACTGCACGTTCTCCGTCACCGTGCCGTAGCTGCTGCCGGGAGACAGAAGCCACGCCATAATGCGCGGCGCGTCTGTGTCAGCGATATTGAGAGCAACGTTGAGGTCCAGCGTCGGGCCGTCAATGCCGAGGGTAAGTGTAGCCATTATGCGCCTCCAAGTTCTTCGTCAGCAGCCGGAGCCGCAGGTTTGCCAGCTTCCTCAATCTTCCGCTTGAAATGCAGACCGGCTTCCGCCGCCTGCAAGCCAGCCGCCTTCACGGCAACGTCAATCAGGTTGATGAGGACATTGGCCTCGTCGGTGTTCAGTTCGATGTTCAT